GGCATTGAACGTTTTTTAGTTTTTTTAACAATTTAAGGAGTTTAAAAAATGCAACTCTCAGAAACAATTAATAAGAAGTGGGCGCCAGTATTGGATCATCCCGATCTTCCTAAGATCACAGATCCATATCGTAGAGCAGTCACCGCTATGTGTCTTGAAAATGTTGAAAAACAATATGCTCAAGATCAACAAGGTGCAGGACTCTTGACGGAGGCAACACCAACTACTGTGATGGGTCTTACTGACACATCCGCATCATTAGGTGGTAGTGCTGGAAACCAAACCCATATAAGTGCCGATTTCGCAGATCCAGTTTTGATCTCAATGGTTCGGCGTGCAATGCCTCAACTCGTAGCATACGATGTTTGTGGTGTACAACCTATGTCCGGCCCAACTGGATTGATTTTCGCTCTCAAGAGTCGAATCAATGACATGACAGGTGATGAATTGCCCGGAGTCAATGTTGACTCAGTTACAAATGAGTCGGGTGTAACAAATGCAGGTGATATTGTTAAGACGCCTGGTCTTTTGATCACTGCTGGAACTGGTACTGGACAAACCCAAGTAGAATTTGCTGCATCAAGTGCTCTGGAAACAGACGCTGGTGAGGGCGATGTTAGTGGTGAAATGTCCTTCTCGATTGAGAAGATTTCAATCGCCGCTGGTACACGTGCCCTGAAGGGTTCCTATTCAATGGAACTTGCACAGGATTTACGTGCAGTTCATGGTCTGGATGCAGAAGCAGAACTTGCTAACATTCTGTCTATGGAAATTCTTGCAGAAATCAACCGTGAGGTTGTTCGTAAGATTTATATCAATGCCGCAGTTGGTGCCCAAGTTGGTGTAACTACTTCTGGTCTTTTTGACCTTGATACCGATTCCAATGGACGTTGGATGGTTGAAAAGTTCAAAGGTCTGATGATGCAGATTGAAAAAGATGCAAATCAGATTGGTAAAGACACACGAAGAGGAAAAGGAAACATTCTGATGACTTCATCTGATGTTGCCTCTGCCCTTCAGATGGCCGGTATGTTGGATTATGCTCCTGCAATGAGCACAGATCTGAATACTGATACTGCATCTTCAACTTTTGCCGGAGTTCTTAATGGTCGGTATAAAGTATATGTTGATCCATATGCTGATGCGAATGCAGCAGAATTTTATTGTGTAGGTTATAAAGGTGATTCACCGATGGATGCTGGAATTTTCTATTGCCCATACGTTCCGTTGCAAATGGTTCGTGCGGTTGATAGTTCTAGTTTTCAACCACAGATTGCTTTCAAAACACGTTATGGTCTAGTTGCAAACCCATTTGCAGAAAATGCAAGTGCTTCAACTGGTCGTATGACAGGTGTTCTTGGAACCAATCCTCACCTGAATGTATATTACAGAAAAGCTGCAATTACCAACTTGATGTAATTCTTGACCTACATATAGTAGGATTTCAGAAAGGGAGTAGAGAAATCTGCTCCCTTTTTTTGTTTGTAGTGATAATTTTCCAGTGAGGCTGCAATGATTATAGTGATAGGGAATGGTCAATCAAAATCTATTTCAGATTTCAATCTTTTCAAAAAACATACAACATATGGTTGTGATTACATTTATCGTAAATTCATACCAAACCATTTAATTTGTCAAGATATCGATGCACAATTGGAATTGATAACTAATGACCTAACAAAAAAATACAAGTGTTATTTTAGGGGATTTGATTTAATTCCAAGTATGCATTATGACATGCTCAAACAGACAACCAATAAAAAATATAAAATCGGAGAGAATCAACCAAAAACGGATAATTTTATTCAATTTGCACATGAGGGAGTTATGTATTTCATTTGGATTGATTCATCTGATCCAACTGAAAATATTGCTTGGTGGTCAGATAATACATTTGAAGAATGGGTTTCTGATACAGTTGCACTCCGTCTGGCCTGTCAACAAAATCCTAGTGAAACATTTTTTTATTGTGTGGGATTTGATTATTATCACGATCAAACAAAAGATGGTATATTTCTTGTATCTTCTATTACAGAATTTCATGATGAAAATCAAGATTCGTGGATTGGTCAACACAAACATATCGAAGAAGAATACCCAAATTCTAAATTTATTTTTGTTGGAAAAGATATGGATTATGGCGAGTTTGAAAATCTGTTGAATAAATAGTATAGAAGGACTAAAAAAGGAAATTCATGGCCGCAGCAAATATAGTACCAGACAATTTAAATTATCTTTCAAATATCAGTTTTCGACTGACAATGTTGGATGCACCAAATTTAACTTGGTTTTGTCAGGCAACAAATGTGCCTGGTGTATCAATTGAAGGCATAGATGTATTTACACCATATGTAACTATACCTTATGCCGGAAATAAAGTTTCGTTTGAAGAACTATCTGTCAGGTTTATTGTTGATGAACATATGAAAAATTGGACAGAAATTTATGATCGTATAATTGCATTGGGTTTGGCAGAAGGGAGTGAAAAATATCGTTTACTCAAAGCAAAATCTGATACAACTCAAAGGGGAGGAACAGTTTCAACACTTGTTCTTACTGTTTTGACAAGTGCAATGAACCCTCAAATGGAATTTCATTTTTATGAAGCGTTTCCAACTACTATTTCAGCACTTGAATTCGATAGTGCTGCCACAGATTTAGAATATTTTACTGCTACCGCAGGATTTCGTTATACAAATTATGAAATAAAGAATCTATTGAACAACTAAGGTTATTATGAAAATTGAAGACATTATGGAAATGTGGGGAGAGGATTCTCACATTGACGATAAAGATTTGGACAACGAATCTTTGAAAATACCCAATCTACACCAAAAATACTTAGACATATATTCCAAAGAAAAACGAAAGTTGAGTGATCTCAAAACTCACTGGAAAGTTCTTTTTCAACAACGTTGGGAAGTGGTTATTTCTAAGAATGGCCGTCCGGCCGAACACAACATACGAATTTCAAAATCAGAATTAGAAAAACACTACGTTGCAGCTGACGAATCATTGCAGAAAGCGGAGAAGATCTTGAACGAACAAGAAGGAAAAGTAGATTATCTGAAATCGGTTCTTTCGATGCTTGAGAATCGAAGTTTTCACATTAACAATGCAATCAACTGGAGAAAATTTGTTGCAGGACTTGGGTGATCATGCAAATTTTGATGGAAAAAGAGAACGAGGTATATCTGCGACTTTCTTGCGAGCCGGGAGTGAAGATGGAACTCAATCACTATTTCCGATTTCATCCAAAAGATTATCAATTCATGCCGATGTTCCGAAGGAGAAAGTGGGATGGTTATGTTTATCTTTACAACATGGACAGTGGCAGAATATATTATGGATTAAAAAATAGAATACAACGTTTTGCAAGTGATAGAGAATATAAACTTATTGATCAAACAAATGATTCGATTGAACACATATCTAATGAAGATTATTTTAAGTTTCTTACATCATTTCCCTGTGAATATAAACTAAGAGATTATCAAAACAACGCAATACGACACTCAATTAATGAACGAAGATGTGTGCTTCTTTCACCTACAGCATCAGGCAAATCTCTTATCATTTACTATCTGGTACGATATTATTTTCCACAAAAATCACTAATCATTGTACCAACACTTTCGTTGGTAAGTCAGATGTATTCTGATTTTGAATCTTATGCAGACAAAGGATTTGAAGTCGAAAATTTCGTCCACAAGATTTTTGGAGGACAAGAAAAAGTAACAGATAAACCGATTATAATTTCAACATGGCAATCTTTGTATGAATTGAAAAAGGAATTTTTTACAGATTTTGAATTGGTGATTGGAGATGAGGCTCATTTGTACAAAGCCAAATCACTTACTAAAATAATGAAGAATTTGGAAAATGCACCTTACCGAATAGGAACAACTGGAACTCTTGATGATGTAGAAGTACATAAATTAATACTAGAGGGGTTGTTTGGTTCTACAAATAAAGTAACAAGTACCAGAGAACTTATAAAGAAGAAGACACTATCAACAATTGCAATACGGTGTCTTGTTCTTAAATACTCTAAAGATGCGGCCGCAAAAATTTCAAAATCAAACTATCAAGAAGAAATTGATTTTTTGGTGGGTCATTCTGAAAGAAACAAGTACATATGTAACCTAGTAAAAGGACTTACAGGGAATACATTGGTCTTATTTCAATTGATAGAGAAACACGGCAACATTTTACATTCAATACTGGAAGAAATAATTGATCCTTCCAGAAAAATCTTTTTTGTTTATGGAGGAACAGATGCAGATTCAAGAGAAAAAGTCAGAGAACTTGTCGAGAAGGAAAAGGATGCTATTATATGTGCAAGTTATGGCGTATACAGTACCGGCATCAACATTAGGAATCTTCATAACATTGTTTTCGCTTCTCCTTCTAAGAGCCGTATTAGAAATTTACAATCAATAGGTAGAGGATTGAGAAGATCAGAAACAAAAGAGGCTGCAACTCTTTATGATATTTCCGATGATTTGAGTTATAAAGGTAAAAAGAACTATACATTAAATCATTTTATGGAACGAGTGAAGATCTACACAAGTGAACACTTTCCATATCATATCTATACTATTCCTATCCAAACCGTTACAGACTCATTATAACAAGTTTTAGACAAAAAGTCAAGTGTTTTATTTTTTTTATTTTTTAACTTGACAAATACAATAAAATTTGGTATACTTATACAATGAACCTAGAAAAGAAAGGAAGGTGAGTGTGGCCCGAAAAAAACAACATTATGTTGATAATGAAAAATTTCTGGTAGTAATGACAGATTATCGTGAAAAATATTTACAAGCAAAAGATGAAGAAGAAGAATTACCCATAATACCAGATTATGCAGGAGAATGTTTCCTTAAAATAGCAGAAAGATTATCCCATAGACCAAACTTTATAAATTATGCATTTCGTGAAGAAATGGTAAGCGATGGAATAGAAAATTGTGTTATGTATGCAGGTAATTTTAATCCAGAAAAATCAACAAATCCATTTGCATATTTTACCCAAATTATATATTTTGCTTTTTTACGAAGAATAGAAAAAGAGAAAAAACAATTGTATATTAAGTACAAAACAATGGAAGAATATAGTTCTTTAGAAGACCATGTGGATATGGGAGAAATGAGTTCAGAAGATTCAAGGGCCGTTTCTGCTGGTGCATCACCTTTAACAGCTGATAAACGTGTTTCTATTCAAGAGTTCATATTTGCATTTGAAGAGAAGAAACGAAAGAAGAAAAAGGTTAAACCTGCCAAGAAAGATGATAATATCGTTTCATTTTCTCCATTGACAATTTTTTTACAAAGAGCTCACGCATGAAATATGCACTTATAACCGATACACATTTTGGTGCAAGAAATGATTCTTTGGTGTTTTCTAATTTTTTTCAAAAATTCTACGAGAATGTTTTTTTTCCTACTTTGAAAGAACGAAATATAAAATCAGTTATTCATTTGGGAGATGTGGTTGAACGAAGAAAATTTATTAACTTCAAAACTTTGAATTCCATGAAAGATATTCTTTTTGATCCACTTGATGAAATGGGCGGGGATATTAAGATTATTATTGGAAATCATGATATCTATTATAAGAACACTCTTTCTGTTAATTCCATGAATGAGTTGACAAAAGGGATGTCGCATGTTACTGTTTATGATGAACCTTGTGAGGTTTCTTTAACAGATGATCACAAAGTAGTATTTTTGCCTTGGATATGTGATGATAATGAAGATCAAACGAAAGAATTGATCGAAAAGACACGAGCTCCGATTGCATTTGGACATCTTCACATACAAGGAGCTGAACATATTAAAGGATCTACAAGTTATGATGGACATTCCCCGAAAATATTTAATGCATTTCAACGAGTATTCAGTGGTCATTTTCATCATCGTTCTGAAATAGGTAATATCACTTATCTAGGAAATCCTTATGAAATAACTTGGAGTGATTATAATGATACAAGAGGATTGCACATTTACGATACTGAAACAATGGAAACGGAATTTATTCAAAATCCATATTCCATGTTTCACAAAATTTATTATGATGATGATAAATTAGATTATGGTGATTTATCACAATATGAAGATTGTTATGTGAAGATCATTGTCCAAAAAAAGAACAATTCTTATCTCTTTGAAACTCTAATGGACAAACTGATTGATGTAGGAGTTGGTCATATTTCAGTTGTGGATAATCTTTTTGATATAGAAGATATTGGAGATGATATTGAGAGTATGGAAGATGTTGAAGATACGATGAGTGTGATTCGGAGTTGTGTAGATGGATTGGAAATTGAAAACAAGGAACCCTTAAATCAATTAATGCAAGACCTTTATAACGAGGCCCTTACGGTGGAGACAATATAATGCCAACTAGACAAGAACGAAGACGCCAAGAGAGATTAGCAAAGAAGAAACTTGGATACAGACAATGGGCTGATGGAAAAGGAAAAGAAAAAAGATATAACATGAACATAGAGTTGATCCAGCCGTGGTCTGTTCCTGTTTTCAAAACAACTTTACCT